ACCCTTAGTTTTTTTCTTTTCATTTTTCGTTTGGAGAGGTCGGCAATGTGTCGGCCTCTTTTTTGTGCCAAAACATGTTATACAACAGTTTTATGAAAATAAACCTCAAATAATTTGCATACATAACATACACTTTGTACATTTACATTGTACAAATTAAAACAAATAAATTATGGAAAAAGTAATTAAAATTCCCGATGAGATCGTAACTGATCTGAAAATCCTGGCCGCGAAGTCAGGTAAAAGCCTAAGCGCGTACATTACTGGTGTATTGGTTGAACTTGTAAAAACAGAGCCATGATACACATTACTATCAGCTTAGTATTATTTGCCCTCAGTATTGGGCTGGCAAATTTAACCGAAGCTAAAAAAGTGAAGCGATGAACCTGACAGAAGCAATTCGAGCGTATAAACTACGCAACCCGAAAGTGACAACCGCTGAAATCAGTGCCTTTATTCACGGATNGACGGCTTGTGAAGTGGCTACTGATGTTACTAAATTATTAACCATTAAAGCAAATTGAGATGAAACATGTAATTATTATTGATCAATTAGAAGATGGATTTGTTTTAACAATTAACGGCAAAACGAAGGCCGTGGAAACTGTTAAAAGGGTAAGGGAAATCATATCTGAAATAACACAAGAGTCAACCGAAAAAGTCAACTCGCCTGCTGTTAGGCGTTCTATTTTAACCATTGAATTCGAATTAAATCCACCAACGATAGTATGAAAAAGCGAATTTTAAATTTTATCCTTGACTGCATCGGAATCACGGCGGCGGGTGTATGGTTGTTTTACATCTTATTCTTAGCGAAATGACAAAGAAAATCGAAGAGCTTCGGGATGAATACCTGCTAAGAATTGATATAATCAAAATATTACAGGAAGATCCTGAATATAAATGCGAAATCGTTATCAAAAGATCGGCAATAAAAATCGGCTGTTATCAAACCTTTGTTTCTGAACTTAATAAAATATTGAAAAATGAAACTATCTGAACTGTCAGCACTTCCAAAGGGGACTTACAAAATTATTGACCGCAACCATGAAAGCCACTATCCGCGCAAATGGAGCGATATTATCCACGTCCTCTATAAGGATCAACACAAGGGAATAAGGCGCTACAATGCATTCTTATCCGGTTTGTGCTTAGGGTCACAAGATCCGTTCCCTACTCTTCCAAACAGAGGAGGAGCCTATCAAAATGCGGGCCGTCCACGGGTAAAAGATTCAGAAAAGAAGATTCCCGTTAAGATTGGAGTTGAACAGTCGGTTGTAGATTCATTGGGTGGATTAAGAGCCGTTCAGGTAATTTTAATTGAACATCTAAAAAGTCTGATATGACTACGATTCAACAGTTTAATGACTATAAAGACGCCTTCTTTTATGCGTTCGTCTTAGGAATTATCTACATTTTACTTAATTTATCAACACGTAAAAATAAAAACAAATGAAAAATCTATTATCAACAATTGATAACAATGTTATTTATGCCATTCTATTTGTTATTATAATAGCTATATCTGCACTAATCGGATGCTGGTTAGTCAACCGCAATGAGAAGCGCGACCGGGATCGCAGGATCGTCGAAGAATGCCGGAGGTCTGCAGAATACGACGAAACAATTAATACTTAAAGCGATGCAAATAGACATTGAAGATTATATCGATGAAGCGTCAACAAGAGTGCTAGTCAATGAGTTAAAAAAACGAAATGGTTATAGCTTACTTGAAAGCAGATTTGAAGATGAAGAAAGCCTTGAACAACTTGAAAGTTTTAATAAACTCAGTACACTGGGAAAGGTTAAGCAGGTCCTAAAACTGAAACCCTACGCGACAAAAGCGGAGATTATTAACGAGATAAATGAGCTGTAAAAACATGTTATACGGCAGGTTTGGTTATACCTATTGAACTATTTATTAATTTCACAGTAAGCAACCCGGAAAGCATTAAAAGACCGGATAAAAAAAACGAAAAATGATTATCAGAAAAGAAGATTCACTACCAGAGCGCCCGGTTATTATCCTGTTGTATGGCAGTCCCGGCGTTGGTAAAACAAGCGTGTTTAACACGTCAAACAATCCTATCTTATTGGACTGTGATCGAGGCGGCGATCGTTCAATTTTCAGGCAGGATACTATCGTAGCGTCCAACTGGAAAGAAGTTATGGCCGACGAAGGCGAAATCAAGAACTATTCCACTTTAGGAATAGACACTGCAAAAAGTGTTTTGGATGATTTTCTCATGGTTCACGTGGTTGAGAATGATTACAAGCTGAAAACCAACAAGCTCAAAGCTTATGGCGCTATTGCAGACGAGTTCAAACTCTTCGTAAACAGACGAAGAGGTGAAAAGCTGGACATGGTTATTATTGCACACGCCAAAGAGGAAAAGGACGGCGACAATACCAGAATCAGTCCGGATGTTACCGGGGGTTCAAAGGATCTTTTGCTTAGGATTGCTGATCAGGTAGGTTATATGTATATGGATAANAACCAACGTACAATCAATTTTAACCCTACCGATAAAACCGTTGGTAAAAATGTAGCACGGTTTCCTTTGTTGACCGTTCCAAACGAAACGGATCCACTTTTTAAAACTTTCATGGCAGACATTATTCAGAAAGTAAAAAGCTCTATTCAGGAAAAGAGTGAAGAGCAAAAAGATTTCATGGCAAAAATTGAAGAGGTGCAAAAAGAACTCAATGCGATTGATTCACCTGAAAAGGCCGCAAAAGTTACTATCCTGATTAAGGACCTTCCAAAATCTCATATTGCCGCTTTCCGTAAATCATTCGATGAAAAATGTGTTCAGGAAAATATTGAATGGAACAAAGAAGCCAAAATTTTCCAAATCAAAGAAGATGTTAAAAGTTAGGGTTACTCAATTAGAGGCTTTTCGCCGATTCATTAGCGGTGAACCCTACGCAACCGAAGAAGCACTCCTGGAATCATTTTCAGGAGTGTTCAAGGGCAATGAATACACCAGAATTGGCACCGGTTTTCATCTATTTGTGGAACAAGGCGACAAATCCACCAATGGAGTGCTGAAAATTGATGATATACCGATTATTTACCATCAGGACCATATCAATACCGCCCTTACATACAAAGCTGAAATTTCGCCTTGTTTTCACGAAGTAAAGATGATGAAGAGTTACAATATTGGCGAATTGATCCAAGTATCCGGGACTTGTGATGTTCTGCAGGGAATGATCATCCGGGACATTAAAACCAAATATTCAGATTTGCGCTCAATCGAAGATTGTACCCGGTCGTATCAATGGCGTCTGTATTGTGACATGTTCGAAGTTCCCGATTTTTCGTATGATGTTTTCCAATTTGTCGGCTATGACAAAGAGAAAAATGGTTACGACGTTTCTGGACTGGAAATCAAACGACATGATCCAATTGACTGTCTTACTTATTCAACCATGCAGCAGGATATTCACACACTTTTACATGAGTTCAAGAATTACGTACATTTTAAACAGATAGAAAAATATTTCCAATGAAAAGCACAGACAACGGCGGACATGAATTTACTCATAAAGATTTACTTCTTTGCCCATTTTGTGGCGGAACTCCTAAAATCAAATTTATCGGGAATAACTTCACAAAAAGCAGAAAAGTAACTATCTCTTGTAGTGTGTGCAGGATACAGCGAACTGATGCAACAATATTTCACAATCATATTTGGATTGCAGAAATTGCTATTGAGCACTGGAATGAACGAGTAGACAAATGAACTTCCACGCACTCATAACAGCCCCAAATCACTTCGATGTTGATACGGATGAAGATTTTAAACAGTCGCTAAAATTAAAGGTCGGCGACTATGTTAATATCGAAGTCTGGAAAGAGCGGAGTATCGTTAATCATCGGAAGTTTTTTGCGCTACTAAACAGGACCATCTACCTACTTCCTGAAGGGCCGGAATTTGAGAAGCTCCGAAATATCGAATATCTACGCAAAGAATTGATGATACTTTGTGGGAATGTTGATACTCATATCACAATGAAGGGTGAAATGATTTTAATACCCAAATCGATCAACTTCCAAAAAACCGATGATGTAGAGTTTAACCGGATTTATTTCCTTTGTACTCAGGCAATAATTAATACCTACCTGAAGCATATCACTTTAGAACAGTTTACTTTATATATTTCAAAATTTATCTAAAAATGAAAACAGGAATTGAATTAATTACAGAGGAAAGACAACGGCAAATTAAAGTAGAAGGATGGATGCCGATCCATGACGCAAAACATACTGATAACTCATTAGCAAAGGCCGCGGCATGCTATGCTATGCCGAGCGACGAAAGAGAAAAATATCAGTCTTACACGTTTTCAGAACCCAGAAGATGGTACCCGAGATGGTGGCCTAATTCCTGGAATGTTAAGTGGTGGAAGCCAACTCCAAATGATAGAATAAAAGAGTTATCAAAAGCGGGTGCTTTAATCGCTGCCGAAATTGATCGACTGCAGTTAGCCGAGGCTAAACCTGAACCTGCCGAAAGATTTTATGATCCGGAAGCAGGATTAAGGCCATGAGCGAAAAATCCTTACATGCTGCAGTTTGCGATTATATCCGGATGCAGTATCCAAAAGTTTTGTTCAATAGTGACTTATCGGGGTCGATGAGACTTGCCATCGGCCAGGCAGTACAACTGAAAAAACTCCGATCTTCGCGAGGGTTCCCGGACTTAACGATTTATGAGCCACGCGGACGATTCCATGGCTTGTTTTTAGAGCTAAAGCGCGAAGGTGAGGTAATCTATAAAAGGGACGGATTAACGCTTAAAACTCCGCATTTGGAAGAGCAGGCAGAAACGATAAAGCGATTAAACGAACGCGGATATCTGGCCTATTTTTCGATCGGGTTCGACCAGACACGAAAAATGATAGATTTGTATTTGAAATGAATTGTGTGAATTGTAAAATCGGTATACGGAAAATAATTACCAAGCAAATTAAAGAGCGGGTAAAAGAGTTTGATGGGAGGGAATATCAGATAGTCCAGGATATTTGCGCACACTACAAATGTGATGAAGCGAAGATATTTCACTCCCAGCCAACCGATTCACATGTTGAAAGAACGCTATATATTTACTGCATGGTCTACATTTTAGGTCGAAGACAGGTGGATATCGCTCACTTATTACACATGCAGAAAGCTAATGTATCCCGTGATTTTAAGTCTATAATGACAAAATTCAAGGATAAAAAGGAACGCGAAAAGTTTAAATTTTTAACAAAATATTGATATGATACGAAAAATAACATCATATGAAGAAATAGTGGCAGATTATAGACTTGAGATAAATGGTCATAATATATATTTGACTGAGGAAAAGTTCCGCCAGCTCGCTTTTGAGTCAATCTCCCTACTCGACGACCTGTTGAAGGAAAAATGGCAGGAACATTTTGAAAAGATGAAATCATGAGTATCTATTATTGCCCTAAATGCAACTCAATCCAGCACCGGGACTCCGTTAAAAAATGGATCAAGTCTTATTGTGAAGAAACCGGGAAAGAAACGAGGTTGATTAAAATTGACGCAGACTATTATTGCGGAAATCATAATTCGTGCGATGGCAAGACGTTAATCGCTTTTAAACAATTTTGTCAATCAAATTCAACCGTACATATAGGATGTCACGAAAGAATAAAAATAACTTCAAAAAATTAAAACCATGAAAGATTACACTTTAGATCCATCATTTTGGATCAGGCTGCAGATGTTTGTTTCCGGTACAAGAGTGAATTGTGNGATGGATGACGAAGAAAAGGAAATGATCTTGCATAATTGCNAAATAAAAATAGAGGAATTGACGGATATTCAAAACTAATTTGTATATTTGNNTTAATNAAGTCCGGTGANAGTCCGGATTGTTTTGAACTAAAAATTTAAACTTTTAATATGCCTAAAAAAGAAATCAGGCACGATGTAGCGACCCAAACAGAATATGCCAAAATGGTTGGCAAAACTCCACAGTGGGTAAATCAGCAGATTAAGGCGGGAAATTTAAACACTCTTCAAATAAAGGGTGCAGTTTTGATTAAATTGAAATAGTTCTTTTTTTGGTTAAAAATTTACAATATTAAACTAATGGCAGAGAATAAAAAATCTTTTTTACTGTATTGTGATATAATTCACACGGTGAAAAAGTTGACAGATGAACAGTCTGGGAAGTTGTTTAAACACATCCTGGGTTATGTAAATGATGAGAACCCTGATATGGATGATCTTATTTTAGACCTGGTATTCGAACCAATAAAACAGCAGCTAAAACGTGATTTAAGGAGCTATGAAAACATTTGTGAACGGAATAAAATCAATGGAGAAAAAGGCGGAAGACCCACTAAAATAAAGGTACATAACCCAAATAACCCAGTGGGTAAACTGGGAACCCAAAATAACCCAAATAACCCAGAGGAACCCAAAAAACCCGATAGTGATAATGATATAGATAATGATACTGATATTGGCAGAGAAGAAAATATAAATAAAGTTCTTTTTAAGAAAGCGGTTGAATGGATGAAACAAAATAGCCCCTCGGTTTTGAAGATGAAGGAACCATTAACAGAAAAGCAATTTATTGAACTGAGGAAAAAATTTTCCAATGATCAGATAAAACACCTACTTTTAAAAATGCACAACTGGGAGCCACTAACCAAAAAGAATAAAAGCGCAAACTTAACCTTTCGGGACTGGTCAAAACGGGAAACATTCAAAGATATGGCAATTGAGAATAAAGTTGATTCAAACCAATATGTAAAACAGGAACCAAACGAATATTGGGCACTACTTAAACCTGAATACCGATGAGAATAGTAGCAAAGTCAACCAAACAAACCTACACGGTTAATTTTTCAAAGTACAACGGGACTGAGTCACTCCCTTGCCCGGCATGTTCGGCGGAAAGAAAAAATAAATCTGGTAAATGTTTCAACTGGAACCATAATGACAGATTGGGTAAATGTCATAATTGTGGTGAGGCATTTTATGAGTTCAAAGAATTCCAACCAAAAGAAAAAACATACGTCCGGCCCGAATGGAAGAATGGAACCGAACTAACAGACAAGGCGGTAAAATATTTCGAAGGCCGTGGAATATCTCAGTTTACTTTGCGACAAATGAAATTAACCAGCGATACTGAATGGATGCCGGGGCCGGACAAAGAAGTTGAAACGATGCACTTTAATTATTTCCGTGGCGAGGAGTTAATCAATATCAAGAGCCGGGGCCCGGTTAAATCATTCAAACTTTGCAAGGACGCAGAATTAATACTTTACAACCTAAACGGATTACAAGGCCAAAATTCAGCGATAATTGTCGAGGGTGAAATAGATTGCCTATCGTTTATTGAGGTTGGAATGATGAATTGTGTCTCAGTTCCAAACGGAGCTAAGAATTTCGATTTTATTGACCAGTGCTACGATGACATTGAACGGGTTGAAAAATGGTATATCGCAGTTGATTCAGACGAGGCTGGAATTCAGCTAAGAAACGAATTAATTCGCCGGATTGGATCGGAGCGTTGCGCCATTGTCGATTTAAAGGATTGCAAAGATGCAAATGAGTATCTTATCAAGTACGGACGCGATGAATTGAAATTAGTTATTGAAACAGCAAAAGAGATACCATTAGATGGAGTTTTCACCGTCACGATGGAATGGGAAAAGATGTTGAACGAGTTTAGGAACGGTAAAAGATACGGTACTACAACGTATTTTGATGAACTCGATAAGCATTGGAGATGGAGACA